CGGCTAGTTCTTCCTTGGGCAGATGCTGGGTAAATAAGTGAACTTTATAGTGGACAAGGATGAAACCTACGTCCTCCGTATCGCTCGCAAAGTACCCATCCTGCGCAAACCAGAATGTGCCGATATCATAGAAAAGATTCGTTTCGTTTGCCCCAGCTGGAGGCGTTGTCTGCTTTGCGCGGACGTAACGCTTCTCACTGAAGCCTCGGAAACCCTCACGGCCCTTTCGGGCCCTGATGGTGCCATGTTGCCAAGCCGGTACGACTATGGCATCTTGGTTGGTACGAATCTCGACAATAGACTCCGGCGGATCGTTCTCGTCGCTGGCGTCGTAGTCCAGGTACATGGAAAAGACCCCCTGCTCAGTGGCAGGGACCGATGGGACGAACTCGAAAATGAGTTCTTCGAACTCGTAGGTCTCAAAATGATTCGCGATGGCTGATAGCCACTTGAACATATTTTGATTCCCCGGGTTCACGTTCTCCCCCAGGCGCGCAAATGTTGCGCGGTTCCGGGGTACGATGTACACATCGGTCCCCCCCACACAGAGGGAACCTTTCTCCTTTCCTGAACTGAATGTCCTGACACGCTGACGGAGCTGCCCTCCCTGGTTAAGGGGGACAAACTCATTGTCGCGTTTCATTTCTCGCCGGATTCGGCGCCGCTCCTCCTTCGCGGATTTTGCTTTTTTGGATTCTCTCCTCGACATTTTCGCTAGAAACGTCTAGTGAGTGTTCTTCCCTAGTGAGATGAGGCGTTTTGAAAACCTCTCTATCACTCTTACGGGCTAGGTACACCACGGACTGTTCATCCCAAGCAGACTCCTTGCACTCAAAGTGCTCCGGAGGTGCGCCGTGCAGTCTCTTGCCATTTTGTTTAGGGCGAGTTTTCTCGCTTTGGGCAATTATTGCTTGGGACCCCGTAGGGAGGTGAACAGGTAGAGGAATTATGGGAATCCCAGCGGAATTGTGAACATACCAACGGCTGAGAGCAAGTCGTCGGGCCTTACCGCAACTTACGGGTTTAAGACCGTGGTTGCGCTGGATCTTAGTCCAGTGGATATCCTTTACCCCACGGAAGGGGAGGATCCATGCAATAAGGTGATTCACAAATGGGGGGAGAGTAGAACCCTCAACCTCCATCTCGGCCTCTCCGGCCTTGACCTCCCCAGAGGGGATTTCCAACTCAAGTCGTGCTGGAAAGTCTTGTATCATACGGAGTGCCAATCTCATGAGATTTCTGTCCTCATAGAGAATGTCTTTTTTCCGAATGGAATACTTGACGGTGAGTTTCCGCTGTTCCTTGTTTACGAAATGTGCCATGACGAGCCGCTGGGGACGGGTGATTCGGAAGGAAACACCCTCCACCTCCTGACTCAAACCAAGACCTCCGAGGTGAACTGGAATGATCCAGTTCCTCCGGAAGCCGGGGATCCCAAAGTTCCGGTCATCAATATGCCTCAGAAAAGAGGTGAGATACCAGAATTCGGGGAGAGATGGTAAAAACTTATTGAGAGTTGACACCACCTCAATGGCATTTTCCCGATCAGGACCTAGGACGGCCTTGATCATCCCATAGTGGACTCTCGAACAAAGACCAAGACCGATATCGAATCGATATGTCTGGGAGTTGATCGAGCAGTACCGCCTGCTGACAATGTTCTTGCCGGCACTAGGATATAAGCCATAGCTTGACGCAATCGAGTGGAATCGATCGATAACTCCGCAAGGCGCAGAGTATAAAAGATCGTCACCGTTGATCAAAGCATGGTTAACAGTCTCCTTAACGAACTGGTCCCTCGCAAGGGCCGAGTTGTTTCCGAGGTGGGAAAAATCGTATCCAAGGATATAAATAGAACGCTGGGAGGACTCCTGTTTATTGAGTCCAATCAGTCTACCATCAGGACATTGGTAGTAGAAGATGGTCGACCAGAACGGGTCAACACTCTCTATCCACCAGGTGGTGCAAGCATCCGTGAGAACCGATTTGTTCACGGAACATAGAATCGGAAAACTCAGAGGATGACCCATAGGTTGGGTTCCGACGGCAATGGTCGCATTCGAACCACGCTCATCGGCATACTTGTACTCTGTCTTGGACGGACCGAAGGATTCCAAGGCCGCTTGGTATAGCGGATGGCCCTTCAGCGTTTCTAAGAAAGTGAGTGCACAATCGCGGTTCAGGAGGTCAGTGGCTGACTCATAGTCAACAGAGTTTAGTAACTCATAACCACGTCTTCTTGCCAAACCGACAAGTTTCTGCACTCTACACAGTAAGTCTTCGTCTTTCATCGTGCAACATGGGTCTTTTTTCCACGCTGCCAAGAGCTGCTTCTGCAATGGTCTCAAAGGGTAGACAAAATCCCTACGATACACTTGCACAAGGCGGACCTTGGCCGGGTCGAAAACATGGGCAACGCGACATGCGTTACGCTCAGAGATCTCACGGAACACCTGTTCCTCACCAACACGGAGTTGCTTCGAAAGGAAGCGCCGGATGGTCGAAGGAGACAGATCCATGACCTTATATGACTGACGAAAACTTCTAGAACATAGTGACCGGACGTAGGAATTGAGCTGGAAGTAGCTCATGCCGTTCGTGGCCTTCAGGTCTTCCTCTTGCAGGAATGACCCAAAAGCCCCGAACTTCTTCCGTCCTGATTCGTACCTAGCACTCCGACCGGGTGCAAATGAGGGAAAGCAATTCAGAAATGTCCTGGAGTGGACATTATGCTTTTGCTCCTCCTCACTGTGTTCTGAGGTGAGTATATGACGTTCAAGATCAACGTCGTGTGGGACCGGATTCCACTTATACTCCCTTTCTCCGGGAGAAATCGAAAACGAATCGGCAAGATTCCCAGCCACCAATCGGATGCACTCTGCCTGATGAGCAGATAAGCGCCAGAAGGCGGTATTTGAGACTTGCCGATGTTTGATCTCCCCCAGCTTGGCACCCTCTTCACTCAACGGAGGCCAGACGGCCTTTGTATTATAGAGCGAGAGGACGATGGACATGTTACGGATACTCCCTTTTGAGGCACGATGACTTCGTACCCTAAGGAACCTACGCCAGAAACCCTTGAAAGGGTCTGGGGTAGTTATTTTAACATGCTCATCACTGATGTTCTGTTGCGCGACCTCAAGATAGTGACATAAGTGTTCTTTCAACATCTTGTGTGGTTCTCCAGGGGTCTCGAGAAGCTTACCTACAAGGTAAAAGGTTGACGAGCAAAGGCTCCGCCAACACAACCTTGGAAAGTCTTCATCCGCGTATTGATACGTGAATAGGACTAAGGAAATACTCTCGATCATGGTGTGTACCACTTTGTACCGAGAGGTCGTCGTGACCTCCGGACCAAAGTGTTTGTATACGCACCGCAACAAACTCAGGCACCGCCGGGCTGCAAAACCCTTTAATAGCGATGCGGCAGATTTCTGCCGACACAGGAATTCCTCGAAATTGACCATTTTGTCCTATGGTCGATAAAGAGGTTCCCTGCGCTTGGGTGACATAGTCATCCCGAGTTCGAACTTTATATGATTTT